ATCGAGGATGCGTTGAATGACGATCTTCTGGTCATGGATCGACCCGCCATCATCCGCAAAGTCCGTGAGGATGCGGTAGAACCCAATCCCGGCCTTCACGGCCCGTTCATAGGCCCACGTTCTCGCGAGGTCCGCGAAGCTGTCCCGCTCAATGCCCCGATAGATGTCCTGAATGCGCTCGGCGGTCTCTTTGTTCGCATCCTCGGACAGCGGGTGAATCTGCACGCCCAGATGCGCCTGCCGCTCCTGGTTCAACACCAACTGAATCGGTTGGTCAATCTTGGAGATGCTGAGCATGGCTCTGGGAGGCGAGAACACGCCATCAATCACCCCGCCTTTAAACTTGGCTGCCGCGTCATCGGTCCACTGCTTCTCAGGCACCTGAAAGGCGAGATCGTCATTCTCGCGCTTCAACTGAGCCGAGCGCCATTCGGTGGCGAGCGTACAGAACGCGCGGGCATCGAGGACGCGCGGGTCGGTGGTGCTATCGGTGTCACTCATCGCGGCAACCTCAAGACACTGAGGGCAAGCCCACGCGAGGACAGCAAGCGCCGCTTCGTGCGCGCCGCCTGCTTACCGTTGGCGTACCGTGTGCCGGCCTCCGTGGTGGCCCCTCGCACGTCAAATCTCGTAATGTAGGCGTCCACGCGTATGTCGTAATCCACGACCATTCGCAATGGCCCATTCATTTCCGCAAATTCACACGCGCGTGGACACTCCAGCCGCGAGAACAGGCCAATCCCATCCTCAACAGCGCTGGTCGCTAAACACGCCATCGCTGGCTCTAGTGTTGTCACTGAGTCTCGGGCATGCTGATCCCATGTCTGGAAACCCACGTTGATCTGCGATGTGCAAGCATTGAGATTCAGCACCCCATCCGACAACGCCCACGGCTCACCACGCTCACTGAGCCAAGCCCGATCAAAGACCCGCCGAGCTTCAGCGAGCGTGGCATCAAACGTGCGCATCCAGTCGGGATCGCCATGAATCGGCAGAATCGCATCGGGTGAGGTCGCTGCCAGCGGCTCCAAACGGGCCAAGAGCAACGCGCCTGCGCTAGCCCCAAAAATTGAGTGAACAAACGCGCGTCGACTGATACTCATCCCTAAATCCCTTGGAAGGCGCCAATGTCGGTCGTGTGGCTGTAGCTCGAACGATTGACTTCCCGCTTCATCTTGGGCACCTGGTGTCTCACCGCTAGCCCTCGGAACGCATCCGCCGCGTGTGAGCTCCAGTCATGGACCGGCGTCGCCTTGAACTCATTCAGCCGCTCGTTATAGTCCCGGCGATAGTGCTGCAACGCTTCGAGACCGGCCTTGGTCTTCTCTTTGTCGAAGTAACAGCGCGGCAGGAGCATCCGGACCGCGTGGATGCCCTCTTCGACCTCTTGGCCTGAGCCCTGGTAGAGTCGTGGTGTCGCCTCGAAGCGAATGCCAAACCCCTGGGCGACCTCTTGGCGTGTCTTCCCGCCGGCGCTGATGTCTCTGACGACGATGTCATGCGGCGCCCAGTGGGTTCCGTAGACGTAGCCCTTCTGCCTCAAGACTTGGGCCAGTTGCGGGAAGCCTTCCCCGCTGGTCTCGTGGTAGTCAATCAGCCGCACTTCCCCGGACCGGGTGCTCTGGCTGAACCAGACCGCCATCGCATCGCCCATCCCGAGATCCCAATCGGTGTCTACAGGGAGCGCGGGATCGTAGGGCACGGTCATGATCCGGGACTGCGCGGCCGCAATCTCTTTGCCGTAGATGCTGCCTTTGACGGCGGCGGTGAACGAGCACTCAAACTCCTGCTCGTATTCGTCCTCGGTCATCACCGCTTTGGCGCTCTCGAGGTAGCGCGCGTCTAAGAGTCCCGTCTGGCTCGCCTTGTATTCGGCGTAGAACCAGTCCTGGTTGCCTTTCGCTTGCTCCGCTTTGGCGTGCTCGGCAATGTCGTAGAACTGGTTTTTCCCGTTGGGTGTACCGAGAAATAGTGCGGACCCTCCCCGATCCACGAGCGTAGGACCGACGACTTCAGAGAAAGTTTTAGCGGGGTGGAGCCCAAACTCATCAAGAACAGCGCGGTCAAGGTAGATGCCGCGCAAGCTGTCTGGGTTGTCAGCTCCGTAGATGCGCGCTTGTCCTTGATTCGGGTAGTCAACACGTAACTCCGATTGATTGATTTTGATGTTCGGGATGGGCCGCGCGTAGTGCTGCATGTAATCGAATGCCGTAGCCTTCCCCTGGGTGTAGGTTGGCGCGATGTACGCCACTCGGGGCCGTTCCTTCTCGCACATCGTGGCCGTTTGCTGGTTGATGTTCACCCCTAAGACGGTCTTGCCAAATCGCCGATGGCACACCAGCACGCCAAAGCGCTTGGTCCGGCAGAGTCGCCCGACCTCACGTTGTAAGGGTCTGGGCGTGTAGGGCACCACCACATCGACAGTCGTCATGTCGGCATCTCGTGGATGATGCGGAGCGCGCCTTTCACCTCGAGCTCCTGTTCCTGCTCTTTGGGCTTATCGAGCGCCCGGTTCATCAGGTCCGTGAAGGCTTGCACGCTCGGGTCTTTTTCCCAGACCTCCACCAGCGTGTATTCCGATTCGCCGGTCAGCGCTTTGTCGGCTTCCTCGCTCGTGAGCTTCTTGAACTTGCCATCTCGTGCACGTCCCACCAGATAACTCAAGCCCTTGGCATGGGCGATCTGGGCATCGGTAAGCGCGTGCATCTCCTCAAGGACGATCTGGCGCAGTGCCTCTCGGGCCTGCTCCTTGGTGATGGTGCTGGCGTTCTTGGTGCCTGGTGGCTTCCCTGCGCCTCGCCGTGCGCCGCCGTGGGTGGTTTTCAAGATTTCAAGAAACTAAGCGCATCCGCACGCTATGAAAGTCGATTATACTGGGCAGGAAATGCCAGTCTCCCACGCGCCCAAGACTTGCCCTGTGTGCCTGAAGGTGTTTGCCGCAGAACATCAGGATTCTCCGGACCCAGCCATCCGAAGCAAACACATGTATATGTTCAAGATTCGGCGCTATTGCGGATTTGCCTGCCAATGCGCGGCCATGCGGAAACATCCGATGACGCGTGGCGCCGCTTCGAAACACGCGCGGCGATTGAAGCCCTTTCAGCCATGTGAACGATGCGGAGCGAAACGCCGCAGTCAGGTACACCACAAAGACCGGGACTTCCTGAACAACGCACTCGATAACTTGGAACGCCTGTGCCATTGGTGCCACGGCCAAGAACACGCGGCCGAAATGAAGGCGCGGTCCGCTCGTGGCTGGGCAACACGACGAGAACGCTACGGCATGGGTGGTCATCGATAGCGTAAGGTCATTTCTGGGCCTGAATCCCCATCACGGGCCTGTCGGGCTGATTGAGCGTCCTGAGGTAGAACACCTCTAACTGCTGGCTGGTGAGCCCCTTCATCTGCGCTCGGTCGTCTTCCCATGCGCTATCGAGTCCGTCTGGGTCCAGTTGGTGGGCTTCAAGTCGCTTACTGAGCGCGGCTTGGATGTGAGCGTCCTGAGCGGCGAGATCGCGGTACCGCTGCTTGTTGTTGGCGAGAGCACGATACGCGGCGTGGAAGGCGCGCGCCTGCGTGAGAACCACTTCTCGCGACGAATGCGCGCCGTTTCGGTCTCGCGCCAATCAGGGAGTTGCAGGGCGTCGGCGCCTTCGGTGATGTGGCCAATCACCCAGAAGTAGTCCCCCTCATCGTATTCGGCCATCAACGCCGGAGAATCACGCCGGTCGGCCACGCTGAATTGATGGAACCGATGCACGCCGTGCACCCCATCTCGCACGTACGGATCATCCTTCGCCCACGATTGGATTCTCGGATGGGCCAATAGCGCGCCGGTATCCGCCGCTTCAATCACCAAGGGCGCTCGGTCAGTCTCAACAAACGCCGGGATGTGCTGCCTGAGTTTGATCATGCCGCCAGCCTCCTGCAATGCGGGCACCGCCACGGATGGAACCGATTCTTAGCCTCACCACAGCTTACACACCGATTCTCCGCTAACACCCGCATCACCTCCAGAAACTGGCCCGTGAGCCAATACAGCCGGAAATAGCTAGCATTGTGGGCGCTTCTCGCTCTCGCACAGCCGGCGCAATAATACCCTGTGG